ATCCTTATCATTGTCGGGGAATATGCTACTTTGCAACTTGCCGAAATCGGCTAAGAAGTCGCGTCCAAACTGTGCCTTGTATCTAAGCATTAGTGAGCCATTGGACTTAAAAGGCACTTTCTTGCCACTGATATCTAAAACTTTTTCCATGATTCTGCACCTCATCATCTATTAAGCACTTTGCTTTTCATTAGTTGGCTCTGGTAGTTCATCGAATAGTTCTTGACCCTCAAAACTCCAACGCACAAGTCTGTCCGTGGAACGTGGACGTGATGCCAAATCATACTGTGGGAACTGGAAGTCTACCTTACCCTCTGTGGTCTTACCGCTCTTAGTAGGACGCTTGTTAATCTTAGTGTAGTAGTAGATTGTAGTCTTACCAGTGCCGTCGGTGGTATCTTCACAAATGATTAGTGCAAAGTAAGGATATACACCATTGTTAGCGTATTCGGCAATACCAGCCTTGTCTGTAGTCTTATCAAAGCCATACCAGTTTGCCTCGATGTTGTCTGTAATAGCTAGTAAGGTCAAACTGATATCGTAGCCGTTGTTGTCCTCTTGTGAGTATACACAAATACCATCAGCGTATACCTCAGTTACTTCGCCATTTGGTTCAGCGGAGTATTCTCTACCACCTGATTCAAATGTAGGTAGCCACACAACTTTATCATATGTAACAGCTGTGTCTGTAACGGTAGCCATGGCATAACCTATTTTTGATATGGATTTCATTAGATTTTGAGCCATCTTTATTTTTCTCCTTTCGAGACATAATCCTCAAACCTATAACATATAAGTTCGATATTTTCATCTTCTACGTATTGGTATGAGATATCTTTTTCGTAAGATATCCTGTTATTTGTCAATACATCTTCTAACTGGTTTGGACTTGTTAAGTCCGTTTTTGATTTGAATAGGCACACTATATAGGATGTTATTTCACCTATTGTCACGCCATCAGCGTATACTCCACGGATGTTTTCCACTTCATAACACACGTAAGGCGGAATTATAGCACTATTAAACCTAACTGATGATACCTTATAACCAGTTTGCTTTAGAATGTTGTAAAGTTCGGATTTAGTCATTGTATACACCTACTTAATCTTCTTGATACGCTTTTCAATCTCTATTGGAAGTTGCTTTATGGCGTACTCTTCACCAAATTTAATATGTGGGTACGCCTTAGAATTTCCACTCTTGCCGTTGACGTTGTACTTATGTCCGTCTTCCAACAAGTGCGTCAATGTGTAGTATGGATATCTTACGTACCACGTTTTGCTGTGTATACCTAACGATTCCTCTATAGTTTTGACCTTAAAAGCCTTAACATACTCGCCAGTAGAACGCCCACTCTTAATAGCTACACGCTTAGTGCGTCCATTGATTTTAATCATGGCATATTTTTTTACGGTGGGCGTACTGGCTGTGCTGTTGAACTTTACGTTTGCCTTAATGACTTTATTCGTTTCTCTTGCAACCTTTGCGACTGCTAACTTTGTAGCCTTGTCAACATCTTCGTTGTAGTCGTTGAGTTGTTTCTTAATGGCGGTTGCCATTTCTTCTATATCGATACCGTTAGACATCCTTAGCCACCGCCCTAAAGCGTATTTCATTGTGTAGATACTTCACATCATCCGCTAAGGACTTGATTTCATATTGTCGCCCATCGAATAATATTTGATACTCGTAAGGGTTCACAACTGAAACCTTTTTGCAATATCTAACACGGAATAGAACGGTATCAGTAGCGTTTTCACGCCTAATGTCACCGCCGTAGGTTTCGGAAGATATTCCAGTAGAACCTGGTTTGGCGTTATTAACATAGGCGTGGCACTTATAGTAATCGTCCCAAACTTCAACCTCATTGCCCTCAACGTCAACGTCTGTGGTTTTGGATTGAAAAGTTATAACGTGCCTGTAGTCACCTGTCATAATAACACCACCTAAAAATAGTTTACCCTGTGTGCATTAAGAATAAAATCCGTAGTAGGATTTACCTTGTTAACTGACACGGTAGTTTGTCTATTGTCGTACATATCGGAAACTAGACAAAGAAAAGCGATTGACACATCCTCGTACTGGTTTAACTCTTCAAGGGTCAAACCAGTGTGGGATACTATATAAGCCATAGCGGATGGCATTATTACATCCGATATGAGTTTGTCGTCGTCATCAAAATCTATGTGAGTGTAGCTTTTGACGGTATCTAGAGTAATATCCAGTAACTTCATAACTTAAACTACTTAGAACTTGATACCGTTAGCACTGCTAACTTCTGTTGCTCGATAGGCTTACCATCTAATTCAGCATAGCCGTATACGCCAACAGCGTGTTTTAGTGCGAATTGTTCGTATAACACGTTGATTTCTAAGTCTTGTGAGAACTTGAACCAGTAACCACTCAAATCACCATAGAATAGAGTATCATCTGGTATGTTCATGTCAAGGTAGACTTTTTGACCTAGGATACTCCATCCGTAACCTTGTGTAAGGTCTGGGTTTAGTAGACTCCTACCATTAGCATCTTTGAGTAACTTGCACTTTAGAAGTGTTGACCTATTCATAAGCCATACGGAATTAGCTTGATACTCTGTAGGTATGGAATTTTGAATAGTAATTAGTGCGGAATCGTCTAGTTTTGTAACGGAAGTAGTATTGGCTACCGCACCATCGGAGAACAAACCCACAATCTTTTCAGAGCCTACAAAACCCTCCTTGGATAGAACCTTTGAAAAGCCTAAAGCTACTCTATCAATTATGTAGGATAGCAAGTCAAAATCAGTGTTGTTTAGTAAGCTCTTGCTCACAATAGCCAAAGAACCAAAGATATAGTTTCCTAAGGTGATGGAATCGAACTTACCAACGTTAGAAGTTAGTTCGGTCAAATCTTCAACGTAACCTGCAACTACGTCTGTAGTGTCGTCGTACACTGGAACGGATAGCTCACCCTTAACGTGAACCACTGTAGCAAGTTCGAGAATTGGGCAAAGTTCGTATACTCTAGCAATGATACGATTTGCTATGCTCTTAGGAATTACGGCACCATTGGTGGAAACGTCTAAGGCGGAAGCGTCCTTATTTTTGACGAAAGATAGAAAATTCTTCTCTTCCTTGTTGGGTTGTTCGTCTTCGGAAAAGTTCTCTTGTGGTGCAAAATCCTCAAAAGAGCGTCTTTTGTTCTCAATTTGGATGGTTCTGTCGATATCGTCAACAGCCTTCATCTTTTCACAGATGATGGTTTCCTCATCCTTGTTGATAGTCCTTTTCTCCACCTCTACGGAATTACATAGGGTTTCGAGTTCGTTTAAGAGTTCATTTCTTTGCTCTTGTAGAGCCTTGATGTTGATAGCCATAGTTAATTTCCTTTCTTTTTTAGAATTTCTATGCGTAATCTAGCAATTTGTAAACTAGAATTATCGACACTGATGTTTTCGGTTTTGGGTTCGCCCTGATTGAATTGTTTCGTGACTCCAGCGTTCACTTGTGCTGGAACGGCAACGAAACTCCATTCATAGGCATCTGTAGCACCATCCAAAATGGTGTAACATAGTTGTGAGTCGTATTCCTTGCCCTTTTTGTGTGGACAAGCCTCTTTTAGCCTATCTCTATCACATATGGAACATCTATGTGTATTCACGGAACAAGATACGCTAACCTCTTTTTTGATACCGCCATCAATTTCTTTGATAAAGTCCTCGTTGGCGGATGTCTTCACCATGTAGGCGTAGCCTTGCAAAAATTTGTAGGGTCTGCCGTCCTTAGTAGTCCTGAGTGTATCTGGTACTACTTCTGTGTCGAATATTCTTGCTACTTGATTCGTAGCTTTAGCCGTGTGGTCAAATATACCCGTTTTCCCTACGAATAAGTCTTTGAGTTGTTCCAGTGTCTCATCGGAAAACACTTCAAGGTCACGGTCTATGTCGTTGTCGCATAGGTGAACTTTGAAAATATACACATCTTCAGCACTTAGTGGCGAATTAGTGAATCTGTTCACCTTTTCAAGCATTTCTTCTGTTATTTCCACTTAAATCACTCCTCTTGGTTTGGTCTAGTGGTTTGATTTGTATTAGGTGTGTAAACTTCTCCAGTGTTTGGATAGTATAACACATCATTCAAGCCTAATTTTATGAAGTTCAAGCCTAAAGGCGACATATTTTCGATACGTCTAACCTCGTCAACTTGCATGAAGTCAGCCTCTATAGCTGTCTTGTAAGCCTCGAAACGTGTCTTGATGTCATCCTTTAGAATTTCCGTAGTATCAAATGCCCAATAGTATGTGCTTTTCTCGGATTCCAACAAGTTTGACTTGTTCAACGCCGTTTCTATGGCGTGAAGTATCGGAAAAATTGTCGTCTTGAACGTTCCTGATATTACATCATCTTTGGCAGTACCGTTTATTATAGTATCGGACAAGCCAAACAGTAAAAGCACATCGTCGTTGATAGCCTTACGATTTTCGTTTAGCTGTAGTTCAACAGCGGTGTTGGAACTCTCTTTGAAGTCCATACCAGCGTTTAAAATTAACATATTTTCGCCGTTTTCAGCGTTGTAGAAGTTTCTCCAACCCTCTTTGATTCTTTTCATTTCGGGTTCAGCGTGGTTTTTGTCCAGTTTGAGAAATCCCTTTTTGTTTCCGCCGTTCTTGACCATCCGTCCAGTGAACACCATCAAATTATAAGCTATGGCTAATATTTGTGTGTTCTCCTGTAGGATACCTCTGCCATAAACGCCATCCTTAGACGAACGCAAAATTTTTATGAACTGTTCATCTTCGTAGCGTTCACCATTGATGTAATAGTAACAATCCTTGAAGATAGGGTCGTTATTGGTGACCCTGCTAACTTTTCGGCAATCTACATAGTGATAACTTACAACCTTGTTTCTATGTTTGTTTATGTAGATGTAGCCGTTTCCATCTAGTAAGTAGTCAGTAACGAACGATTTCCACATTTGGTGACAATCTAAGGTGTCGCCAGTATCGCCATTTAGACGTTTTACTCTAATATCTTCATCTTCGGAAACACGTTCGATAGTGTTGTCTTCCTTGATTCTGTACAAGGCTATAGGAATACTGGAAATTTGGTTAGTAATATAGTTAATCGCTGAATTAACTACTGGTATCTCCAATGCCTTGTCCTTAGTAACGTCTTCACCATTGAAAAGTGCAGTCAAAACGTTGCTTTCGGTAGTCTCGATAGATAAACTTTTCTCTTTCTTTCCGCCTAGACGGAAAATTTTCTTCAAAATATCCATGTTTTCCGCCTTTCTAACTAGTAATATACCACAAAATCGTCATGGTTTAGGATATCCTGCTGTAGAAGATACATAGCATTGATTAAAGCCACTACCATGTCTACCTTACCACTAGATTTCTTCTTATTGACGTATTTGTTAAGGTTTGTGTCGTAGGTACAACGGGAATTTTCAAAATTAATCTCTAAAAGTCTGTTGTCGTCATACCTAAACTTTTTTTCGGAAATATACTCATATAGTAGCTTAGTTGGACTTGATAGTATGCTTGAATGTTGTCGAATTTCCACGCATTCGATAGGATTTTCGGCACTTTCCCACTTTTGCACACTACTTATGGCGTTCCAACGGTCAAAACCTAGTTGAACTATCTCAACGCCGTACTTTTCGGGTAAGGATAACACAAAATTTTCGACGAAATTGTAATCGATAATTTCATCACCACAAGCGAAACAATCTCCACGGGTGATTAATCTGTTGTAGTCTACACGTTCTTTGTTATTCTTAAATTCAATCTTCCCCTCTGGAACGAATCCGAAAACCTTAGCATATATGATACCATCAACGATAGTAACCATAGCAACAGCGGTGTTGTCATCCGTTTGAGATAAGTCCACGCCCAAAAATACCTTTTTGCCTTGCCAAAATTCCAAATCTTCTGAAATTTTGCACTGCTTTACCTTTTCGATATCTATGTAACCCTCAGTTCCTAAACCCTTAAACATGATATTGTTGTGCTTACACAAGTAGTTTTCTTTCTTGTTTGGGTAGAGGATAGCCATCTCACGCTTTTTCTTGATGTTGCTGAACACTTTAGGCATAGAATAGGCTACTGGATTTGATTGATATATGACTAAATCGTCAGTCTCCCACGACTTTCTAAGGTTGTCGTCAGGCTCGTATAGTAACGAAAAATAGCGGTTATCTTCTGATAAACCATCCAGAACACGCTTAGCATAGTCAATCTCGTCAATCATAACGTTGTTGTCGTTCGGATACTGTGTGGATATGATAATACCTAGTTTGTTATCAATGGTTATTTGCGACGAACGCATAGCCTCCACTGGATACTCATCCAATGCCCCAGCCTCATCGGCTAAGAACATATTAGCTAAACGGCTATCCATACGGTCTTTGGAATACGCTAACGGTGTAAATTCGCTATCGGTAGGCTTACAGACTACTTGTTTTACCTTGATACGGAAATGTTTCTGTAAGCATGGCGATACTGAAATAATTTTTCTAATATGCACCTTTAATTCGCTTGAAACGTCCAAATCTGGTGCTACCGCAAAGAATCTTGAAAATTTAGGTTCTGTAAGCATACCCATTATGAATATTATAGCAGAATTGAATGTTTTGAAGTTCTTTCTACATATCTCTAATAATGCGGTTTCGTAGTACCGTGACCCATCTTCTTTGGACTTCGTGCAAAACACCGCTACGATAAGAAACCATGCATAATCCTCCATGCCCTCGTAGATGGAACATCTCAAATCAGGATGAACCATAAGCTTTAAGATTTTGCAAATCTTAGAGAACGCCTTTTCATCAACACAAGCCACATCGGAACAACCGTCAGCGATTTTTAGCCACTGTTCGGCTTGTTTCTTGACGTACACACCAACGTACTTGTTGTTGACTTCTGTACACCACTTCGCATACTTGTAAGCCTTGCTGTCCTTAATCGTCATTTAGCAACACTTCCAACAAAGGGTCAACCTCGTTTGACTGAATGTTGATATTAGCTAATTTAGCACGGCTCTGTGGTGATAGTGATAACTCGTTACAATACCTAAAGAAGTCTTTGGAGTACTTGTCCTTTGATGCCATAAAAGTTTTATCGTTCAGCAAGTCGGTATTTTCGTTGATTGCGGTCTCCATCATCTGTATGCGGTCGATAGCTATAGCACAATTAGTGAGAACGTACACGTCCAAATTGCCTAGAATGCCACTCGCTTGTAGATTCTCCAAAATATACTTAAAGATTCTTTTTTGAGATAGAGTCAAGTACTTAGGTGGTTTGAGCTTGTCGCAATTCCCCTTGAGATTTTCTTCTCCAGTCTGTCTTTTAGACTTCTCGTCATTGGTCAAATGCCTACTGGTTAGGTTGATACTCTTAGTAGGTCGAGCCATAAAAAAATCACCTCGATTCACGTAGTAGTGTGGGTTTCATTTCGGGAAAATTTTTTAAACGAAACC